CACTACCTTAGAGGAAAATAATAATGATGATTTTTTACAGCATTTAAAAGAAGAATTAATGGATGCGTGTTTATATATCACGAAATTACAAAGTAAAATTAATAAATTAAATAAATAGAAATTATGAGCGAATTAACGATTAACGGAAAAATTAAGTCTTTCACGAAAGTAGAAAGCGGAACTTCTAAAGCAGGTAAGGAATGGCAAAAACAATCCTTCATAGTTGCTAATGATGGCGGTTATGAAAGTAAAGAACAAATATTTTGTTTTGAAGTATTTGGAACTGAAAAAGTAGAAAATCTAACTAAGTTTCAAAAAGTAGGGGATGAGGTTACAGTACAATTCAACATAGGTACAAACGAGTATAACAACCCTACTAAAGGATTGCAATACTTTACCTCCCTAAGTGCTTGGAGAATTGAAAAACTAGCGACTGCACCTGTACAAGAATACGCACCTGTTACATCTGCGGAACTTGAAGAAGAACTTGATGATAATTTACCTTTTTAATTGTCAACTTTTGAAGAAATAAAAACGTTCTTTTCGGATTACAAATTTGAAGAGAACGTTTTAACATTAAGTAATTACGAAACCATAGACGACTTAAAAACATTTGTCTATACACATATATCAATTTTAAATGCAAATAGCGGAAAACGTATTTATTTACCGTACTTTGACAGATTAAAGCGAATATATTTAATAATAAAACAAAATGACCCCAGAAAAAATACTTAAAGATTATTTAGAAGAAATTGTACACAGCAAAAAACTATGTTTAAAATCAAACAATATAAAAGACGCAGAAAGTATACAAGAAATTGAAAACTCTTTTAATTACGCTTTAAATCTAATTAGATACTGGACGCAACAAAAATACTCAGAAAAACAAAAAATATAAAAAATGCAATTAATACCACAGGAAATAAAAGAGCAAAAGAAGCTAAATAGACTATTATTGCTAACTGATATGTTTATACAAGAAATAGACGAAGACGGATTAGAACTTAAAGAAACCACTTTAAATCTAAAGAATAAACTAGAAGAGGTAAACGAAATACTTTTACCAATTCTTGACAAGTTTTACCAAAACAAAAAAGTAAGAAAAACATTATTTTATAGCGACGTTATGAAAAGTTTTGACTACACTTTTAACAGGCATTTTCACATACATTTTAAAGTTAAATAATGAGAATAAACGTAAAACCTTTATCTGTTAATCAATGCTGGGCAGGTCGTAGATTTAAAACACCAAAATATAAATCTTATGAGAAGGAGGTTTTATTAAAATTATCTAAAATAAAGATTCCAGAGGGCAAACTAGAGATACTAGTAACCTTTGGACTATCTTCTAAACTTGCAGACTATGACAACCCTTTAAAAGCCTTTCAAGACATACTATGTAAGAAGTATAATTTTGATGATAGGCGAATTTATAGAGGTATAATCCAAAAAGTTGACGTAAAAAAAGGGGAAGAATTTATTGAATTTTATATAAAAAAGTTTGATTATTAAATAAAATTGATTATATTTGTAACCGGTTACAGTCCTACATTATAGGTAACTTAAAAAATAACATAGTCCTTTATAATGAACTTGACGTAGGACTCAAGGGATTTATAAAGGATTTTTGTATTTAAAATAAATTTAAAAAAATGGATAAAGGATGGATAAGTATACACCGAAAAATAAAGGCTCATTGGCTTTATACAGAGAAACGTGTTTTTAGCAACTTAGAAGCATGGATGGACATATTGTTAACAGTTAACCATTCTGATAAGAAAGTTTTAATAGGAGGTGTTCTTTTTGACGTTAAAAGAGGCGACAGTATAATGTCTTTAGATAGCTGGGCAAAAAGATGGAATTGGAACAAATCTAAGGTTAGAAGGTTTTTAAGTTTGCTAGAAAACGACAAGATGATAATTACAAAAAACGAGATAAAAACGACACGCCTAACTGTCTTACACTATAACAGTTATCAAACAACTGGAAACGCAGACGAAACGCAAGTGAAACACAAACGAAACGCAAGTGAAACGCAGGCGACACCAAACAATAATGATAATAATGTAAACAATGAAAATAATGAAAATAAAAAAGAAATACAGTTTGATTTGTTTTGGAATTTATACGATAAAAAACAAGGTAGAGAAAATTGTTTAAAAAACTTTTGTAGGTTAAGTGATGAAGATATAAATAAAATTTTATTAGTTGTAAAAGATTATGTAATTTTAACACCCGAAACAAAATATAGAAAAATGCCGTTAACTTGGTTAAATGGTAAACATTGGAACGATGAATTAAAAAACAATAAAACATTAAATTATAAACCAGCTAAGCCAACATTTTAATTATGAATAACTTCATAGAATGGAGTTCGTTAGAACTTAAAAAAACAAGTGGTAAAGAAAAGATATCTTGCCCAACGTGCGAAACTAGTAAACATAGAAAAGGCGATACTTCAATACAAATAAACCATTCAGAGGGGTTTGGTAAATGCTTTAGATGCGAAAGTTTAACCTTTAGAGAAAGTGAAAGTAAAAAAGTAAAGGATAAAGAATATAAATTACCTGTTCAAACTTGGAAAAATTACACTAATTTATCTGACAAAATGGTGAGATTTATAGAGGATACTAGAAAGATAAACCAAAATACTTTAAAGGCTTTAAATGTTACTGAGGAATTATTTTACCAACCAAAACAAGGTAAGGAGGTAAATAATATTGTTTTTAACTATTTTGAAAAAGACGTTTTAGTTAACAAAAAGTATAGAGATGGTGCTAAAAACTTTATGCAATCTGCTGGCACTCGTTCTATATTTTATAACATAAATTCTGTTATTGGTGAGAAAGAAGTTTGGATTTGCGAAGGAGAATTTGACGTTTTAGCCTTACATCAAATAGGGATTAAAAATGCAATATCAGTTCCAAATGGTGCAAATGATAACGATGATTACTGGTTAAATTCTAAGGAATATTTAAAAGACGTAAAAAAATTCATTATTGCGGTAGATAATGATGAAAAAGGAAATGACTTAAAAGAGAAGATTGCGCAACGTTTAGGACGTTATAGGTGTGAGTATATAGAATTTGTAAATAAAGACGCTAACGGCGACCTAATAGGGCAAATTTTGCATGATACAGTTAAAAAGCGTAAACGATTTCCAGTAAGTGGAACATTTAGCGTTTCTGAACTAAAAAAAGGCATATTAGAACTCTATGACAATGGTTTGCCAGATACCTTAAAACCTAAGGCATATTATTTTAGACAATTTAAAGAATGCTTTTCAGTTATGCGTGGGCAATTGACTACGGGAACTGGTATTCCTTCACATGGAAAATCAAACTTTACAGACTGGCTCGCACTAAATTTAATAAATGATTATGATTTAAAAGGATCTTGGTTTTCGCCAGAACATTCTCCTATGGCACTTTACCAGACTAATTTAATGGAGAAAGTGATAGGTCGTAACTTTTGGAAAGACAAAGAAACAACGCAAGGAACTGCACCAAGAATTACACGTGATGAAATAGATAAATATGAGGAATGGGCAAATGAAAAAATATACTTAACAGGTGCTGAAGGCGACACCTTACCTACCTGGGATTGGTTGCTTGAAAAGTTTAAAGAGCAAATGATTTCTTTTGGCATTGATATATTTGTGATTGATGCGTTTAATAAAGTACTTTTGCCAAATGGAAACAAGATTGACCAGATTAACATTGTGTTAACTAAACTCACACACTTTGCACAATCAAATAATGTTTTAATTATATTAGTAGCTCATCCTACTAAAATGCAAAAAAACGAAGCAGGAATTTATAACGTTCCAGATTTGTACAGTGTTAGCGGTTCGGCTGATTTTAGAAATCAAACTCATAACGGATTCTCGATTTACCGAACATGGGCGGACGTGGAAAATAATATAGAGAATACTACCACGTTTTATAATATGAAAACAAAGTATAATTTTCAAGGGGATATAGGTTCGAGCGTGGAATTTAATTACTCTGAGGTTAACGGGCGTTATTACGAGAAAGATACCGATGAACCTTTATTTAGTTTAATTGATATTAGCGAAGAGTATATGAAAGAAAAAGAAATATTGCCGGTTATAACTGTAAAAGAAGCGTTTGATATTGAAGATTGCCCTTTTTAAATGTTAAAGTTTTGGTAGTTACAAAAAAAGATTATAGATTTGTTAATATAAATAATAATTTAAACAGATAGATATGAAAAAGTTTTTTAATAGTACAATTGGTAAGTGTTTTTTATACACATTGTTGTCTGTAGGTGTTTTTGTGATGCACTATGGTATAATTTGGTTTATACAAGATGACTTTAATTGGATAGATTTAAGTGAAAAAACAGGTAGGATAGCTTTAGTTGGTCTAGTAACTGTAGATATTATAATGGCTTCTTTAATAAGTAAATTAGTAATCGATTAAAAACAAAAACATTATTTACAACTTATGCGTGTATAGTTTGTTATTTTTGCCAACGTGCATGTATATTAAAAGTATGTGAAGGTTATGTAGCTAAGCCTATAAATAAGCGGTTAAACCGTAGTGAATACGGACTTTGTCTATGTAACTAAAGCACATATTTTTAATATACGGTGTTGTTAACTTTTAAAAATTATGGGAAGAAATAAGCACGTAAAAAAGAAATGGCATACACAACAAAATAAATCGAATATAAATTTATGTGGTTGTTATCTTTGTGTAGGTACTGACTATATAGAATGGCTAAGACTTAAATATTTTGTAAAGCTAAAACATAGTAAACAAGATATAAGTGATTTTTAATTGTTTACAACTTATTTGTGTATGGCAAGGTTTTGTCGCAAATATAGTATAAATATGCGACAATATTTTAATATAAAACTTTGATATACACAGTGTTATGTGCCTTTTTAGGCTTGTAGTATAGCGCAAATCACAGACCTTATAAACGAGAGTGAAATTGCCAACAAACACGATGTTGGATGGTAGGCGACCAACAGCGCTATATTACACATAACGTATGCGGTTAAGGTTAGTTGCGTGAATAATTAATAAATTAAATATGGACTTAAAAAAAATATTAAAAAAAGCATTTGATGCTGGTTATAACACTTCATTAATGTATAATAATTTAGGAGATAAAGCACACAAGGATTTCCAAGAATTTTATAAAAAAGAAGTTAACGAGCAATTAACTTATTTGTGTATGGAATATTGCGTGTAAGTTAACGAGGACTTTCGCACGTAAAAAGATATAATTAATGATAAAAAAGCAATGAGCATTAACGGAATTAGCAATTTTTTATACGCAGTGTTAGTTGCTTTTATTTTAAAAAACCCGTTATTTTTGCAAAAAATAAAACCCAATATGATAAACATTACGAATGAATGCAACATGGAGTTGATGAAACGTTACGAAGATAACTATTTTGATTTAGCTATTGTTGATCCGCCTTATGGAGGTAATGATGCAATAGGATTAAAAGATAATAAAAAGAAAGGAAAACAAGCTACAAAAAGAACTAATTATAATATTTTTAAAAATGTAGCACCTACACCTGAATATTTTACAGAACTTAAAAGAGTTAGTAAAAATCAAATTATATGGGGTGTAAACTTTTATAATAATTATGATTTATCTGGGGGTCGTTTAGTTTGGGATAAAAAAGGCACTGCATTTGGTAGAGCAGAAATGGCTTATTTATCTATGACAAAAAGCGTTAATATTTGTGAAATTATTTGGAATGGGATGATTCAGCACGATATGAAAAATAAAGAAATAAGACAGCACCCAACTCAAAAACCCGTAAAACTTTATGAATGGCAATTAATGAACTACGCAAATAAAGGAAATGGATTAATTGAAGATCTAAACGGTTTACGTAATTTTAGAGTACTTGACACTCATTTAGGGAGTGGTTCTATTGCATTAGCATGCCATAATTTAGGTTTTAATTTAACTGCTTGCGAATTAGATAAAGAATATTATAACGCAGCTTTAAAACGCTTAAAAGAACATCAACAACAGTTAACAATGTTTTAATTCCCACGTAGATTTGAGCGCAACCGTGGCGGGTTTTTTAAAATAATTGCTACTAACGTATTTGTGTAAGGAAAGTAAAGATTAAATAATTAATAAATTTTATAAAAATGAATACAAAAGAAGAGATTAGTAAGTTAATATACAAAAACAGTATAGATACAGGAGATGGTGTTTTAATAGACTATAAAGAAATACATAACTTAATAGGTAAGATAGATGCTTTATTTTCTTTACACGGTGTTGTTAAATCGTTGCCGAATAAAGAATTAATGAACTTTGATGCTTGGTTGGAGTTTTTAAAATGGGAACAAGTTGGCAATAGTTACGTTTATAAGCAAGGTAATAGGTACAAGGATGCAAACGAGTTGAAGCAAATACACAATACCTACTTGAATATATAGGCTATGTTTTACAACGTGCTAGTGTATGGTTTGCAATTTTTAAATGTTAAAGTTTTGGTAGATTGAGAATAATGTTATAGATTTACAAAAAGATTAAGTAAAGCGATTAGCAATTGTAAATTATACACGTTGTTGGGATTAGTTAATAATTAAAAATAAATAAAATGGAGGAATTAAAAAAATATGAATGGATAGAGTGGTGTGGTTGCTATAATTGCGCTGGACACAATGACGATTGCGGATATAGAGATGACTGTGTTACAAGCAAGAAAGTTAAAGTGACTGATTAATTACTGCTAACGTCTCGGCTATGAATTGAAGCCGTGTAACAAATGATTGATTCAAAGAAATAACCTTAATGACGGCTTTTATTTATAGCCATTGTTAGCATTAGTTTTTATTATGAAAATATGGAAATTTAAGTTAGAACACGAAAGAACACAAATTGTTAAAATGCCATTAAAATCTGAAATAATGGATATTCAAATGCAAGAAGATGGAATTACTATGTGGGCATTATGCGACCCTGACACGAAAGAAATTGAAGTTAAAATAAATATGTACGGAACTGGATGGGAAACACATAGTAATAATATGATAAAAGATGATTATTTAGCAACAGTACAGCAAGGAGGGTTGGTTTGGCATTTCTTTATGAACCACGAAATTGATTTGTAAATTAATGCTAACGTATTTGTATATAAATTGAAGCGTGTCTAAAAAAAAATAATAAATAAATAAACAATAAATAAAATTAGTTAAACAATTGATTCATAAGTAAATAATTAGTAGCTTTTATTTATATACGTTGTTATTTAACGTTTTTTTTAAAAGGCCATTATTTTTATTTAAAAATAAAATGCGTAATAATTAGGTTTTTATGTAAGTTTATACTTATATTTGTAGTGAGATTAAAAACAAACATTATGACTTTAGATTTTTACACAGAATTAAAAAAAGAAATAGAATTAAGATTAGATAAAGCTGATACTTTAGTAAAATCTTTTCCAAGAGGCCAAATGGGATTAGTTGAAATGACTAATGAATTTAGAACTGCAAAAAGAAGTTTTGATATTGTTTTTAATGAGTTAAGAGTTTTAAACAAACATACATCTAACAAAATAAAAAGAGAATATGCAATGAATAAAAGATTTAAAAAATAATGGATATTAAAACACTAAAAAAAGAACTTGGCCTAACTAACAAAACAATGGCCAGGTTTTTTGACATGAGGCCAGAGGTTTATCAGAATAGCACAGCGAAGAAAAGATACGAAAACGCTTTAATTCGTTTTTATTTCCACGTAAAAATGATAACATAAGATTGGTGGCCTTTTAAAAAAAATGTTATATAACGTACCCTTTTAAGGAAAGAAACGAATAAATTAAAACAATAAGTAAAAAATGGGAAAATTAATAAAAGTGCCAAAGAAAAACGAAAATTTACAAGATTATCGTAAAAGATTAGTTCAAAGCCAAAACAATAACCCACTTGTTAGAATTGGTTTATTAAAAATGATAAAGTAGTTTTTTTCTTTAAAAGATGTTGTTAGTTGTATTTGCAAGATACCAGAACCAAGATTAAAAGTAAGTGAAAACGGTACTTATGCATATTGTAAAAAGTGTGCTAAAACTTATTTGCAAATATAACTTACAACGTATTTGTGCATGGTTTGATGCGTAAATTTAGCAAAAAGCTGGTAAATAAACAAAACTTTTACCTTATCGAGGTTTTTCCAAAATGGAAAAAAGCAAGCATTAAATTATGCACGGTGTTTGCAAAAGTTTTTTATTCAGATTATTAATTAAATACAAATATTATGAAAGCAAAAAAATTATATTATTCAGAAAAAGATTCAGTAAATCCTAGAGAATTTGATTTAAAAGACTTTGATTATTTATTTATAGAAGATTTTTTAGCGAGTTTAAAGCAATTAGACGATAGAAAAACTGTTTATTTATTATCTTATGATTTGATTTACAATGAATATTCTGGGACAGAGCCTATTTATGTAGATAGTGACAATTATTTTATTATTGATTTATTAGAGGGTTTATTTAATAAAGAAAATATTGATATTCATTTACAAGAATATGAAAGTTATGAAGATGCTTATAAGGTAGCTTTAAGTATGAGAGAGCTTAACCCACTTTGTTATTCAGATGCGAGTGAGTAAATTTTTGCCAACGGATTTGTACAAGTAAAGTAAACGATTAAAAAAAATAGAGGTATGTCGGAAATACCGACAACCCACAAATAAACAATGAACAACGGAAAGCGAATAGTAGTTTATTTTCTTTGTACGTTGTTGTTAAAAGTTTAAATTATGATATACATTACACAAATACACGATGAACAATGGGATATGGTAGAAGTTAGCAATGTTTGGGAATGCGATAAAGCTAATATAAAAGACTTGTATATGAAGTTTTTGTTAAGTGAGGCAAATAGTAAAAATATAGTTATTAATGAACACTGGTTTAATATAATGAATTTTGAAAATTGGCATAAACACTTAACAAAAGCGGTTTATAAGCAAAAAAAAAAAGAATGGAATAAATTTTTAAAAAGTAATAATGTTGACTGGTTTATAGAGGTTAAATTGCTTGGGAAAAAGGTAAGCTATCAAGAACTTAATATTTAAATTTTTTACAACTTTACAGTATATGGAAATTAGGGGTATAAGAATTATAGAAATGTTTAATATTGCAAACACTTTAAAGAAATGCAATCGAGCCATTATAAGCTATGCAACCCCTATTTTTTATATACATTGTTATTGTTAGTGTGTGGCAAGCGTAGGTGTGTCTACCTGCGGAGGTCTTATTTTAAGCTGTGGTGCTAGCCGAAAAGCACAGACCTTTTGAGCCACATATTAACTCTAACGTACCCTTTTAAGGAAAGTGCTGACTAAATTAAACTATAAGTTAAAAAATACAAAATGAACGAAAAAAAAGTTATAGAAATACTAGAAAATAAATATGGATGGATAAATCTTTCGGAGGCTAAAGGCTTATTAAAAGAATTGCCAAAAGATATTATGAATGCAACTATTGAAGCATTTTCTTTAAAAGATGTTGTTGCAAGTTTTAAGTGTAGAAAAGAAGAAATATTTGGTGAAGATAAGTGTAAAAAAGAATGCGAGGATTGTTTAGAATATTACAAAAGTAATTAAAATTTGTTACAACTTTGCAGTATAATAAATGAAACGTATAAATAAACAATATGAAAATAGAAATAGAAATAATTAAAGGTTTTTGTTGGGGTGACGAAGTTATAAAAATAGTAAAAAGTAACGGGGAGTCACTGCACATATTTAACGAGGAAGCGATTAGTTTCTTTACAAGCGATGAATAGTTTTTTTTATTATACGCTGTTAGACCAAGTGATTTTTTACAGTAAGTTTTAGATAAAGAATTAAGACGCTTTAATTTAAAAGCAAAGAGTTAGCTAGTTAAAAATTATTTGGAATTAACAATTATTATAACAAGTAAACGTATTACAATACCATGAAAACACTTGCACATACTAAGGTTATAAGAATAGACGAAGAAATGCTAAATACTTTTAAAAACATGAAATCTTTAAATATAGACGTAGGCAAATTTATACGAAAAGCGATAACAGAAAAATTAGAAAAAGAGCATAAATATTTTAAACCAAAAGAAATAGAAGATAGTTTTTCTATTCGATTAAAAAAAGCTATATTAGCGAATAATTAAAAACATAAAAAACATGAAAAACGTTAGATGGTTAAATAAAAAAGAAGCAGATTTACTAGGTTTTAAAGTGAAAGAAAATGATGGTAAAAGAAATCAAAATCGATACTCAGTAGAAGAAGAAGATTGGGAATTTATACAAGCAAAAAGAAGCGCTCCTAATAAACGTAAATTTGTAGAAACAATACAAAAATTAGACAAAGATGGTAACTCCATTTCAACTGTTAAAAAATTACAATCTAAACCGATTAAAATTCCAGATAATTTTGAAGTAATAAAAATATCAACTTCCGAAACTACTGGGCAACAATGGGTACAAACAGCACCTAGAAAAATAACACCCTTAGAAGTCGTTGATAGTTTTGACTTTGAAAGTATTATAAAAAAATATATAAACCCTTTAAAAGAAAAAGATTTTATAAACAAAGTAAAAGAAAGTAAAGACTTTGATACTTTAACTTATACAGACGTGCATATAGGTATGGATTCTGACAAAGATAATAACACTATGTATAAATCAGAATGGAATAAAAAAGAGTTGCTTAAATCGGCTGATTTGATTATAGAAAAGACTTTAAACGAAAAGCAAAGCAATATCTTATATATTGATGATTTAGGTGATTTTTTAGATGGTTTTAATGGAGTAACAACTAGGGGCGGTCATTCTTTGCCACAGAATATGACAAACGAACAATGTTTTGATGCAGGTTTAGAATTTAAGTTAAAAGTACTTTATGGAGTAGCAGACCATTACGAGGAAATATACTTTAATAATATCTGCAACGATAATCATTCTGGATCTTTTGGATATTTTGTAAACGAAGCATTTAAGCAAATAGCGGAACTACAATTTAAAAAAGTAACCGTAACAAATCACAGAAAGTTTATAAATCATTATTTTGTTGGAGATATTTGTTTCTTAATCTCACACGGTAAAGATGATAAATCTTTAAAATTTGGATTTAAACCTCATTTAGATTTAAAAGGTGCTGATAAAATAGACCAATACTGCAAACAATACGGCATTTATAAAACGGCTAAACTTATTATATTTAAGAAAGGGGATAGCCACCAAGCATTGTTTGACATGTGTACAAGTGATGATTTTTACTATTTTAATTATCCCGCACTTTCTCCCAGTTCTAATTGGATTAAAAATAACTTTAAACTAGGTAGACGTGGTTTTGTAAATGAATCTTTTAAAGGTTTAGAATTAACACAAAAAATACATTTTATTAAGTAGTATTTAATGTAAAAATGGATTTATAATTTATACTCAAAAGCATACAATTTGTACATGATTAAGTAAATTATACGTTTTTAAATATAGTTATAACAACTTATTTTAAGAAGTAAAATATTTAATAAAACAGAAATTAAAAGAGTAATTATCATCCAAATAGGGCACTTATAGCGAACAACATCCACAGACTTTTGTTCCTTAATTGATTGGTAATTACTTTTAAATTCTTTCTCCCTAAGTTCTATAATACTATCTATATTAACCTCTACTTTTATAGAACCTTTATCGCTAAACAACTTAACACGTGCTTTTGGTGTAATTACTGTCTTTTCAAATGGTTTTAAGGCGCCTAAAGAATCGCATGGACTATCTACATACAAAACCTCTTTAACTGGCTTAAACACTGTTTTAATAAGTTCTTTGTAAATCGTATCTTTAACAATGCGTTCTTTGTATTCGATAGTAGATTTTTTAGCCACGCAACTAATAAAAAAAAATAATAGTAAAAATATGTAAGATTTGTTTGTTAGTTTCATTTTATTTTGTATATTTGATGGCTGATAATAATTTTTTCCATGTGTTTTTATGTGTTTTCCCCTTCATTAATTTGGAGGGGTTTTTTATTTTAAATACATTTCAGCCTCTCTCTTACGTCTTCTAATTAATCCGTTTAGCCTTACACCCCCACCTGTTACAGCACAATTTGACCAATAATTAAACATTTCTTTTCCGCTCAATCTAGTATTTACGTTTCTAAATAAATTGTAGTATTTTTTAGTTCCATTTTTTGAAATATAAGTCGCACCAGCGTTATAAACGAATGAAACTAATGCATCAAACTCATTCTGCTTTAAATCATCTCTACAAAGTTTATTTACTAAAGGTGCAAAAACCTCGTTTATATGCCCTAGTTTTAACCTTAAAGCCTCATCTTCGTTAATGGGTTTATCAGCAATTGTAACACGCTTTTTTGTATCAAAGTAATACGTAGTGCCATAACCAATAGTTGGTACTTTAGATGGGCATAAATAAGGTTTACTTCTAAAACTTTCAAACTCTTTTAAAAAGTCTAACAATTCTTTTGATACGGTTGTAATCATTACTTAAAAAAATATTTAAAAATGAAGTTAAAAAACAAAGCAATTACAGCGCCCGCACCATACACTCTTGCTTTGTCTATTTGGTTGCCTTTCTTTATTTCGTTAATGTCAAAAACGTTAACTTTTACCTGTTCAACTAACCCCTTTTGATTTGTTTTATTATTGTTTTCTAAGTACCCCAATATTTCAGCATTTTTTAACTCTTGCTTATTAACATAACTAGAAAAATCACATGACAATTGGAATTGGTCAGCTGCTATCTTTTTATTGCTATCTGCTAAAGAGTCTAGTTTTAAACTCATTAATAAAAGAACCTCTTTTTGTGTTTTAACTACTGCCATTTTTACTCTATTTTTTTGTTGATTGCTTTCTTTATCAACTCAATTAACGTTTCATTTTTAAACAGGAATAAAGCGCCACCAATTACAACTAATGAACCTATAAAGCTAATTGATGGCTCTGGGCTTGTAGCATCTTTTACCGCCAAACCCCAAAAGATTAATCCTAAAATATTTGTAATTACGTTCTTTATGCAATTCATAAAATAATTATTAAAGCGTAAATTAAAACAAGACCATAACCCATATATTTAGTAAAGCTTGGCGTTAATTTAATTGATATTTTTTGCCAATGTAAATACTCTGTATTTTTAAATTTTGATGGTAAAATAATAGTTAAATACATTTTCTTGTCTATTAAATCTGGTAGATTTCCAAAGAAACTTCCAAGAAATAACAAACCAACTTCTGACCATCCACCATAAAAGTAACAGAAAATACCAATTAAAATAGTTGGTATAACATCAAACCAAAACTTTTGTTTATTTGTTGACATCTCTTTATTGTTCTCCCCTACGTAATCAGCTACTAAATGACTAACAAACGCCAACAAAAAGCCTAAGGGGTTACCCCCTATTAGCTTTATTATTGAATACCCTATTACAGTATGCGGTGTTGCATTCATTCCGCAAATCTATGTTTTGGATGATTTACTATAATTTCATTTGTAAAAAAAGTTGTAAACTGATCACTTGATAAAACATCGTAATGATAACCTTCTGCTAAAACTATTGGCGTTAATTCTTTTCCTTTTTTATTAAAAGTGGCATCCGTTAAAGTTATTACACCAATTTCAACAACTCCGTGAATATTGTTTCCAAATACTAATTGTTCTTCAATTTCTTGATAAACTCCTTTAGCTGTTAAATCTTCTATTGCAGAAACTTTATCTGCGTACTTTAATTTTAATTCTCTCATATTAATAAATTGTAGTATCACTATAGATTAAAATGTCTTTTATTCTACCAAAAAAAGGTGATGAATCTCCTGCATTTGATAATTTTAAATGAGTTAATTCTAATTCCGTAAACGGTACTGATGCAATCGATGCTGTTGCAACCTCAGTATCGTTTATTTTTAAAGCTTGTTTTCCATCTTTACAAAGAATCTTATAAGTATTATACCCCGTTAAGTCTATACCGCTCAAGTTAAACGTAGCAAATCCCACAGTGTCTTTTATAAAAAACACATTAATACTTCCTAAAGACGCTTCAAAAGAAATTGAAATCCTAGAGTTAAAAGTATTATCATTTAAAGAAATTCTTTGAACTTCGCCAGTATAAAACAATTTTGCCTCAAATTCTATTAAAATACTTTTATTATTAACGTAAGCAGAAACGTCCCCAGTCTTAACACCTGTATCTGCAACCCTTGTAACTGTTGTTGCTAATGTTGGGTTATAAGAACTTGCACTTGGCAACGATTCTAATCCTAAACCCCATAAATTAACTCCACTAGATCCATCGCCTAAATAAGTAGCTACAAAAGAAGCTGTTTGGTCTTGTAAAAACATGTTAACCCTTGCTTGAGTAAGTCCTCCGTTTAAGTTAACACTTAAAGATGCTCTGTAAATTCCGTTTCCATAATCTTTAACTCTACCTGTAGCACCTGTTCCTGTCCCTATATTTAAAGCAGACAGCGAAACTAATCCTGTTTCAATATCAAATAATACTCTCCCTCCATTAGTAAATGATGTCCCAAGTAAATCAATCCTTAAATATCGTTGAGCCGAACCTGTATTTTTTTTAAAGAAAACAGAAACCGTCTGAGTTACATTCGCTATTATATTTAAAGTACCAGGATTAAAGTTATGAGATTCTGAAACAGCAGATTCTTTAAATAAATCCATTGTTAAATCTCCTTTTGGCGATGTAGAATTATTTGCGACCACTGTTCCTCCAGTTTTTGTATAAGAAGCATTAGTTAAGTCTTCGCTGTTTATAATTTGATTAGTAGATTGAGGCTCTAATAACAAGGTAGGGCAAGTGCCGTCTAAATAATCACGTCTAGGTATTCCTGTTAAAACATTTTCAATTAACCCACTACTATTTACCCTTGTTGCTGTGCTTGCTCTAGTAAACACTAAATCCCCGTCCCCATTAGTAGGAAGTTGACTGTATATTTTATTTAATTTAACCCCTACAGGCGTTAATGCTATTGTTGGTATTGCCATTATTTTATATATTTTAAGTTGTTAAGTACCATATGTTTTGAGCTGTATTGTAAACGTATCGAACAACAAATCCTGGACCTCTTGCCGCTGTAAAAACAGGTTTAAATACACCTCCACTAGACGCAAGTGTTGCTGTATTTGTAAGAATTGCAAACCCGCATACTTGCCCGTCAACAGGTGCTGGTGGAAAAGTAATTGTAACCGTTAAACCCGGATTAGTAATGTCTAAGGTGTTAGTTGATGTCGTTGTACTTAAAGCCAAGGTTTGAGTTGTAGGTACTGTTACAAAGTTTTGGTCAACAATTTGAAGAGCTACTTTCTTAAAGTTTGCTATTGATATTTTTTTTGTAATTCCTGCATTTACAATTGCTAATTCGTCAGCATTTAATGCTACTGTTACTGCGTCTAATTGTGATATTTTTTTATCTGACATTATTTTATAATTTTATTAAATTTGAATCTTCTAATAATAAATGAAATCCATTTTCCTGTAATAAACGACTGTTTACAACTTAATATGTTATTGGTACGCAGTCTAAATTTTCAACATTACCGCCGTCGTCTGTAACTCTAAAGTAATAACTCCAATTATATACGCTGTAATCTTGGGTTAAACATTCTTTAGATTCTACATTTCCGCCGTCTGCTTCAACTCTTTCCTCGTATCTGTTTGATAAAGCAGAAAAAGTTTTAACAAAATCTCTATTTAATTCTAAACCTAATTGTATACCTAGCATTTATATTTTTTAAAAAGTTGATATTGCAACTCTTTTCCATGTATTTGTAGCAGTACATACATAAATATAAGTAGCTGTGTATCTTATCTCTCCTAAAACACCTGTTGCAGAAGCTGATGCTGGAGCTGTGTTTAAATCATTAAGACTGTAAAAGTCAGCTTTTATTGATTCACAAATAAATAAATCAAAATTACTTGTTAAAGTGTCTGCACCATCATTTAAAATTAAAGAACCTCCTAACCCGTTAGCACTCTGTAAAGTTAGGATGTCACCTGCTGAATATAATTTATCTGTAACTTTTACATCACCCCCAAAAGAACCCTGACCTGTTGCTGTAAAATTACCAGTAAACGTTGGGTTTGCTATATTGGCTTTTAAAAGAACCGCATTTTCCCTGTCTGTTACTTCTGTATCTATGTTATTTTGCAAGGCTGTATCTGCATTTTCCCTGTCTGTTATTTCAGCAGCAATATCATCTACATTTACGTTTACAGAGGTTTTAATCTCGTTCATATTTGCCGCAGTAATTTTGTTTATTTCTGCCGCTGCAATTGTACTTGCTGTTACTTTATTAGTGTAAACTATCTTAGCCATAATTATATTATTGTTTCAATTGGTAAATCTAAAATTCCAGATAAATCTTCTGTTTGTGTAATTGTTCCGTAACCTTTTAATGTTGCTGAAAAAGATATAAATTCATCTATATTACTTTCATTGCTTAATGTTATAATTTGCCCCTTCCCTGTTTCAGTCATTCCGTT